GGTTGCCGCAAAAGACTTGGACTCAGCCCCCGGCACAAAGGACAAAGTCGTTATCAGCACTGTGGTTCATCAGATCATCAGTGTTGAGACAACGGAGCAGGAGAACACTGCTATTACTTACGAGTTGATCCTGAGGGCATAGCGATGGCACGAGAGATTCCTTTGGACAAAATAGGTGACTACTACCAAGAGGGCGTGCGAAAGCTAGTGGTGGCCGCAACTCTTGCCGCAGAAGAACGCCTTAAAAAACATACACCTGTTTTCTCCTTGGCCAACTACACCAAAGCAGAGCTGGATTCTATGCCTGACTTTTTTACAGTTAGGGGTAAAGTTGTGCCGTTGAAAAAAGCGTTAGAAGAAAGGCCAACTGGTGGTACTTTGCGGGGCGCTTGGACAATTAGCTACTCAAACTCTGGTTTTGTTGGCGACATAACAAACCGCATGGAGTACGCAGAGCCTGTCGTGTACGGCACTAACTTGCCCCCCTCATGGAATAACCAGTACCGAACAAGGCAAAACACGATCCCAGGTTTCCCTGATCTTGTGGCAAAGGAGCTTGAGCCTTGGGCTCAGCGTGAGTATCAAAAGATCATTAGGAGAGGCTGATGGCTGCTGCAGATCTCAACAGCATCAGGGCAACCATTGAGGGCAGGCTGGCCACAGAGCTTGCAAGCAGCCCGGCCATCCCTGTTGTGTTCCACAACATGCCGTACGAGCCAACGCCAAACAGTTCGTTTGTTCAGTGTTTAACAACCTTTGGCGCTAACGAGTACCTAAGCCAAGGACTGACGACTAACTCACGCAACCGGATTGTTGGGGTGGTGGTGTTCAACATATTTTCTGCGGCGGGCGTAGGCCCTGGCGCTAATTACGTTATTGGAAAACGAATCCGAGACCTTTACAATAGGGTGAACGTGTCGGGGGTTTTCTTCGACGCCCCAACAGGTCCGGAGGCACTGGCTTCACCAGCACCCGAGGGCTATTTTCAAACACAGGTCCGTGTGACCTTTGAATCCATCGAGGAACTCTGACCATGGCAACCATCCGAGGTGAATCCGGTTCTGTCCAGTTTGAAACTGGTTCAGGCAGTCTTGCAGCCGTTGTGGGCACCCGAAGCTGGAGCCTGACAACTACAAAAGAAACGCTTGACACCAGCGTGCATGGCAACACCTTCCGCCAGTTTGTCGGCAGCATGATTAGCGGCTCCGGCACTGTCGAGCTGGTGTATGACCCAGACGCAACTGGGCAGGCCGCTTTCATTGAGGATGTGATCAAGGCAGGCGACACAGCAGATGCGTCGTTTGAGTTGTTCACAACTGGCAGTTCTGCAGGCTCAGATTCTGTTGCTTTTGGCGGAATCATCACCGACATGGAAATCAGCTCCACGGTTGGTGAACTTGTAGTTGCCTCCTGTAGCTTTATCACCAGCGGCACTATCACTTCCAACCTGGAGTGAGGAGGCTATATTTAAGCGGCAAATGTGTTGCTTAAATGCCTGCTACTGCACGGACGGTTGACTTGCTGGTTGGGGCCTTTGATCTCAACCAGCGCCGCAAGTACGAACTAAAAAATGAAGCAGGCGACAAGGTTGTTGACCTGTACTTCAAACCAATCACCCGTGCTGACCGCAAGAAGGCGCAAAGCCATGCCGGGTCTGAAGAAGCTTTGGTGATCAGCACCCAGATGCTTTGTCAGATGGCGGAGCTTGAGGATGGCTCTAAAGCCTTTGCCGCTACTGACGCTGAGAAGTTGCAGCGCAAGTTGCCTGAATCTGTCCTGAACGACATTGAGCTGTTCCTGTTTGGCATCGGTGAAGAGGCGGGGTTGGACGACGCAAAAAACGACTAAAGCAGGACAAGTGGACTTCTTTTGAGTTCTTCCTGGCCTGCGAGCTTGGCATGACTGTTAGCAGGCTTCGCACGGAACTAACCGATGCGGAGCTTGTTTATTTTGCTGCGTTTTACGAGATCAAGAACGAAGAGCAGGAGAAAGCAATGGATCGCGCAAAAATGAAGCAGCGGTAAGATTAGAGCACTGCTCAGGCGAGTATGGCGGAATCTAATATCAGGTTGAGGGTTGACGCCTCGCAAGCAGTCGCACAGTTGCGGCAGGTAAACGGGTCTGTAAAGAGGTTAGGAGCTAATTTTGGCAGGGTTCAAGCAGGTGCTGGCAGACTTCAATCTGCGATCGCCGGCATAGGCCTTACTTTAATTGCTAAGCAAGCTGTTGGGGCTGCGGCTTCTTTTAATGACTTGCAGACAAGGTTAAAGCTGCTGACAAGTGAATACGGGGAATTTGAACAAGCGCAAGATCTTGTCGCGAGGTCTGCGAAAACTTTTGGCCTTAGCAATCGCGAGGCGGCTGAAGGCATCACAGATATTTTCGCGAGACTACGACCTTTAGGCGTATCGTTGCGAGATATTGAATCAACGTTTGTTGGATTTAATTCGGTCGCGAAGTTAAGTGGGGTAAATGCTGTTCAAGCAAATGCAGCGTTTACACAACTTGCTCAGGCATTAGGCTCGGGGGCTTTAAGGGGGGATGAATTTAACAGCATTGCGGATCAGGTGCCGGGGCTCCTTACAGCTATAAGTCAAGAGACTGGTGTAGCACAAGGCAAGTTGAGAGAGTATGCGGCGGAAGGCAAAATAACCTCAAAGGTGGTAATTAGTGCATTAAAGAGAATCGAGAAAGAAGGCGGCGATAAAATTAAAAAATTGATTGAGCAATCAGATGTGCAAAAATTCAAAAACTTTGAGAATGCGGTAGACAAATTAAGTGTAGCGATAGGCAGTAAACTTTTGCCTATTGTGACTCCCTTGATCACAAAAATAACCGAGTTAATCGATGGGTTTGCAGCGCTGCCAAAACCTGTGCAAGACACAACTGTTGCTGTCGGCGCATTAGCTTTAGCTGTAGGAGTTTTAGGCCCAGCAATAAAGGGGCTGACCGGGGCTATAGGGATATTTAATGGTGCGGCTGTTATTTCTGCTGCGATCAGCGGAACTGCGGCTTTGGGTGAAAAAGCTTTAGCTGCAGCAGCCGGCAAAAAAGCGTTAGCGGCAGCCGTGACGGCTGCTAATGCCAAGATTACTGTGGCAACTGTTAGCGTCGGACTTTTGAAGCTAGCGTTACTAGCGTTGCCGTTTGTTGCTGTTGCTGGTTCAATTGCTTTTTACATATCTGAAGTTAATAAAGCTAAGCAAGCGCAAGAAACTTTTAACAACCTTTTAGCGACTGGCACAGAACAGCAGTTAAATCAAGCACTTGCGACTGAAAAGGCAACTCTTGCTTTGATAGCGCAACGAAAAGAGAAAAATAAAAACGCAATGGGCGGGCGAGTTGGAGTTGGAGATTTTCCCGAAACAATAGAGGAGGGCAGGGCAAAACGACGCATTAAAGGAATTTTAGATGCCTTAAAAAATCGAATAGCAAACAGGCCGCCAGCGGTTGAATCACCCACGGACCCCACGGACCTCACGGCCTTAGATGATCTCGACAAAAGTAAAACTGACCCACGCATAGCTGCGCGTAAAAACGCTCTTGAGGAGATTCAACAATTACAAGATCAGACAAATGTCCTAAAAGCACGAAATGAAGAAGAAGCAAGAATGGTTCAACTGCAACAACAAATCAGAGACGTCAACAAGGAACGTGCACTTATAGGAGACGAATTAGCCGACAAACAAATCCATGAGATAAGAAGACAATTTTCCATTAACGAGCTTCAACTGTTCAAGCAGCAAAGAGATCAAGAAATAGCAGATCAGCAACAAAAGAATGCAGAGAACCTCAAAAAAGCCCAGGATGCAGAAGCACAGCGCAGCAAAGAACTGGCGCAGCGGTACCAAGGCATCGCTGACACCATTGCTAACGGCGTTGTGGATGCACTCAAGGGCGCTGTGATGGGCACCCAAACGCTGGCTGAATCGGCATCCAACCTGTTGAACAACTTGGCTAACGATCTGTTGATGGTCGCTAAGAACATGTTGTTCTTCGGCAGCTTGGGTGGAGGCTTGTCAAAAGGCAGTGGGCTGCTTGGCAACCTCTTCGGCGGTTTCTTGGCTGACGGGGGAACTGCAACTGGGGGCCGCTCTTTTGTCGTGGGTGAGCGTGGCCCTGAACTATTCACGCCAGGCAGGACCGGCAGCGTTACGCCAAACAGTGCTTTAGGAGGAGCTAACGTAACTGTGAACGTCGATGCTTCTGGAACTCAAGTTCAAGGCGACGGCGCAAGCGCATCGCAACTCGGCAGAGTAATCGGTGCAGCTGTTCAGTCTGAACTGATCAAACAAAAACGACCTGGAGGCTTGCTGGCACGCTGATGGCTACTTTCCCCGCAATCAACCCGACATACAACGCACAGAGGTCAAACCGGCCCAATATCCGCACGACTCGCTTTGGTGATGGGTTCGAGCAGCGTGTTTCGTTTGGCTTAAACCAAAACCCAAAAGAGTGGTCTCTGACCTTCAACGTGTCAGAAACAGACGCAGACACGATTGAGACATTCCTTGATGCTCGCGCTTCTGACGGGAACAGTTTTGACTGGAGCCCGCCGGATGAAACCACTCAGTACAAATGGGTTTGCTACGAATGGTCTAAATCGATCCCGTACCTAAACCGAGCTACGATACAAGCAACTTTCCGCCAAGTATTTGAGCCATGAGCACTATTGTCACCAGGGCTGGCAAGGGCTCACCACTCACTCACACCGAAGTTGACGCAAACTTCACCAACCTGAATTCAGACAAGGCTGGATACATAACAGGTGAAGGCGGCACAGTGACTCAGGCCACCAACAAAAGCACTGGCGTCACCCTTAGCAAAAAGTGCGGACAAGTCACAATGAATGCTGCTGCGCTTGCCGCAGATACAACAGTAAGTTTCACGCTTACGAACACAACCGTTGCAGCAACTGACATTATTGTTTTGAACCACGTCAGCGGCGGCACTGCTGGATCGTACGCATTAAACGCTCAGGCTGGTTCAGGTTCTGCCAGCATCAATGTACGCAACATCACCAGCGGTGCATTGTCTGAAGCGGTTGTAATTGGCTTTGCCGTTATTAAGGCTGTTACGGGCTGAGCATGGCATATACCTATGTCGTTTCTAATTACTGGAATATTGGCTACACGGACACTGAGTCCAGTGCAGCCATCACCGGGGAGCTACAAGGTATTAGCCCGACAGCAATTATTGAGCTGTTCAAGTTAGACCTAAACGCTGATCAGCATGGCGTAAACCAATCCTACTACTTTCATAACGGGGCTAAGCAAAACTCTGGTAACGACCTAGTTTTTGGCGGAATAACTTATCTATCTT